TAGTAGTAGTAATAGTAGTAGTAGTAGTAGTAGTAGTAGTAGTAATAGTAGTAGGATAAACAGTGGTAGAAGAAACAGTAGTGGACTATAATAGTCAATATTTATTTAGCATGGTTTAATCTATAATATAAAAATTGAAATTTATTTTATAAAGTTGATATCAAAGGATTTAAAAATGAGTAAATCAAGTATAATGATACCAGATAGAGAGATAATTAAAATTCCAGGAGATGGAAATTGCGCACCTGCAGCTTTAAGTAGGGCATTAAGAGATAGAGGTTTTAAAGTTAACCATAAAGAGTTTAGAAGTGATGTTGCTGATATTGTGAAAAAGAATAGTTATATAAAAGATTTTTGTAGTGAAGATGTTGATTCTTTTGATAAAGATTGTCAACATTTTAATGGTGTACAGATGTATGCATCATGTGTTATTGTTAATGCACATGGTTATAAATTAAGAATATGGCAAAAAAATTCAGAAGGTAAATATCAAGAACGAGAAGTTTATGAGCAGGATGAACTAACAGAAACTATAGATTTGATATATACAGGAGATGGTGATAATGGTCATTATGATTTGTGGAATCCTGGTTGTACACCAGAAGAGAAAACATTTACAACGGAAGATTATAATAAACAGATTAAAAAAATTAGGGAGTTAGAAAAAGATGTTAGTGATCTGAAAAATGTAAGTGTAACAATAAAGCCATTGGTTCAAAAGCCATTGGTTCAAAATACATTGGTTCAAAATACAGGTTCAATTATTATTGGAAGTCAAGTAGATTCAATCAGTTATATAGGGTACCCACCTTTTGGTCAAGTAATACATCAACCAAATATTATTATTGGAAGTCATGTAGCACCAATCAGTTATATAGACTACTCACCTTTTGGTAATCCATTAGGAATATTTCAAGACCAATATGCTGTGTTCTATCATTAGAAATTAATTTTCTATAAAATTTTTTTATTTTTCATTCTATAGAAAATTATGAGAAGTTTCTATCAACAACATCAATTGAAAAAGTTATAGATATTTGTCTACTTTCTTTTTCTAAATAATCCAATGTATAATTATTAAATATTGATCCAAGTGGAGTTCCGTCCTTATTATAAATTTTTAATGTTAAATCTTTAATATTTTGTAAATTTCTATGAGTAAACCGTTGTCCTATATTTTTACTTATCAAATATATATAATTTCTACTTTGTGTAGAAGGGTATAGAGTTCCTATGACGTTATTAAGTTTATCATTTGTTATTAAGTTTTTAGGTGGTGCAAATGGTTCTAAAGATAAATAGAAAAATTTATCATTTAATAGATCTCTAATACCTTCTTTTAGGTGAATTATTTTATTAATATCAGATCCAGTATTTATAGTTGGTGGATATGAAGTCATCCAATTTCCTGTAAATGTTGTTTTTACAGAAACTTCAGGAATCGAGTTAAGACCAGTAGTAATTGTTATCAAGTCCTCATCTGTAAAAGTATTATTTGGATAATTTTTTATTTCTGTTCTAAAAGTATTTCCACCGATATCTTTAAATTCATATTTAAACTGAACCGATTCAATTTTAAAATACTCGTTATTATTTATTTCTAATATAGTATTTTTAGTCAAGTTATGATTGATTAAATGACCCGACTTATCTAAAACTAAAGAAGTTGATGTATGAGAAATATCTGAATTTCCGGTAGAATTCCATAAATTATTTATATTAAATTTTGCTAAATAAATATTAGTTTCAATAAAGTCAACATTTGAATCTAATGTAATATATCCATCTTTTATATCTGATATATGATAAATTTTATTATTTAATAATAATGTGTCTGTATAATATCTTTCAAGAAGTCCAAATGTTTTTTTAAATTCAAGAGTTAAATTATTTATATCAGATGACTTTATAAGATAATAAACGTTTTGATTAAAATCTATAATTTTATAAAATTGTAAAGTATGATTTAAATATTCTACTTTGGCATCATCTGAAGTTTTTAATAATATTGTATTTATAGATGTATCAAGAGTAGTTGCTGTAATATTTTCTACTAATTTTCCTACATTATCACTCGGAATAAACCTAGGTGCTACTATTTCTGATATTCTAAATTCTTTAATATTTTCGATAGAGTCTGCAACTGTTGCTCCATTATTAACTTTAACGGTTGTTGATAAATTTTTAGGATCACGTGTTTTCCACCAATCTTGGGTATAATAATTAGTATATTTACTATCCCATTTATTAAATTTAATAACAAAATTAAATGGATTTCTTTCTTTATTAATATTTCTATCTCTAGAATTAACTTTAACAATATGTGAATCAGTGTTAGATAAATATGCTGATTTAGTAAATTCGTTATGTGTAAATTCGGAGTTCATTATATGAAACTCTAGAAAAAAAAGATATTTTTGAACTCAGTTAAATTGAATATTTCTATTTATTTGCTTAGTAAAAACTCTAAAGATTTTAAATTAAAATTATTTTAATTTATAAATAAAAACTATTCAATTTAACAATAATCAAATATAATTCAAGTTAAAGTGCTTTTTTATATTTATCTATTATAGTTTTTCCTGATATATCTTATTCCTAAATATTTATACTTATACCAAATTATCCAATCTTAATATAATATTTGATTTTTTTTCTTTTTTGTATTCATTATTATTTACTTTTGAAATCATAAAGATTATATTCTATTTGGCATTTTTTATTTTGATTATAAGTAATAAATTCTATTTTATTCATTAAATTCATTTTAAAATATCTACTATTTTTAACATATATATCATCGTTATCTTTATCTTTGTTATAATTATTAACTATCCAATTCAATCTATTAATGTCATTGACTGAATATAATTCATTAGTTATTCCATAAATTATCAAATTTTCAGAAATATTATTTGATAAATTATAAATTGAATATTTAGTATTAAATTTTGAACTAAATTTATTATCGAAATATTTTTTAGCATAATTTGTTGGTAGTCTAAAAAATGGATTACCGTCAAAATCTAAATAATATAAAGTTGAAAATATACTATCATTACAAAATTTATTATTTGTTCTATTATGATATTTTGTATTTATAGAAAATAAAAAAGATCTATTTTTTTGTTTTAATATTAAATTCATTTTTTTATTTATTCTATCATTATTTAAATACAAAGTATTCAATTGATCGTTAAGAGAAGAAACATTTTTATTTACATTTAATATTCTATCTGTTAACCTATCATATTCGGTCATACTAATTCTTTTAGGACTAGTAGAAGAAATACTTCGTATATTTTTATTTACATTATTTATAACTAATAATTTATTAATTGAATTCATTTTATACACTATTTTTGAAAGTATCATTAATACTATTCTGGTAATTATTGTATGTTTAATTATTTCATTTTTTATATTTATATATTTTTTATTGATTTTTGGATAATTTGTAAACTTTCATCAATTTGTTGTTTTGTTATAGTTAATGGTGGACATAATCTTAAAGTATTTCCTTGAGTAGTTTTAGTCAACAATCCATTTTTTAATAAATTTAATGAACATTTCTCTGCTATATCGTTTCCGTCAAATTCAATCGCATTAAATAAACCTTTTCCTCTTATAGATACTATTGGTGAATTACAATCATATATACTTTCTAATGATTTTCTAAAATATTTACCAACATTAAATGAATTTTCTATCATATTTTCCTCTATTAATACTTTTAAAGCTGTTACTGCTATTGAACTTCCTAATGGGTTGCCACCATATGTAGAGCCATGAGTTCCTGGAATAATAGAATTCATAATATAATTATGTGATCCAAATCTAAGTTCTTTTTTAATTAATTCTTTTACAAGTTTCATTAATAAATAGATGGATTACTTTTTAAATATATAAGGATTTATTTTATATTAATATTATAATGAATCTATTTTATAATTTACCATTAGATCTTCAAAGAAAAATATATGAATACGAAGGTCATTCTGTAGAAAAATATAAATTAGTAATTAACGAGATTAAATATAATTATATGATTAATCTATTTTATGATTTACCAATAGAACTTCAAAGAGAGATATATAAATACGACGGTCATTATCAAGAAAAATATAAATTGGTAATTAATGAGATTAATTATAATTATTATTTGTATACAAGACTGTTTGACAGAATAAATAAAAAATATTCATTTTACAAATGGTATCAAAAAACTACATTTTATGATTAATAACTTAACTTTAAAAATCTTTTTTTTAGTAATTATTTTTATTCTAATTATAATTAATATAACAAATGAGTATTATACCTTATGCAGGACTTGGATATACAATGTTGCTACATTTTTTTAGTTACGACGACAAGATAAAAAGTGACCCAAATTACAGTGAGGATTGGGCAAGTAATCCACAAATATGGACTATTAAAGATTTTATACCTGAATTATTTACAGATAATAAAGATATGATATCTGATCAAAATCAAACAAATAAAGATGAGCAATATATAGACAAATTAATAGAAAATGAAATTAATGAATATGGTATAGAACATTTTGCGGATGATTCAATTGCAGATGCAAATTTTTTTACTCCAATTAGAATTATATTTCTATTATTTATTTTAATATCTATAATTGTTATAAGAAGAATGCATGGTTATGACGAATAGATTAATTAAAAGTTTATCTTATACTTTTTGTAAATAATTATATAATAATTTACAAAAAATTGATTAAATTTTAGATTTACTAAAAGAATTAAGGAATTATGAATAACCAAGAAAATTCAAAATTAGAAGCAGAATTATTATTATTAGAAGCTAAAATAATGTGCAGTAAAGCTTCTATCAAAAAATTTGAAATAGAAATAGAAATCTTAAAACAAAAGATATCAAATAATAAATTAGAAAGAAATGTTAGCTATACTGATGATGGAGAAACAATGTTTATAAAAACTAAAAAACAAAATAAAAAAGAAAGAAATGTTTCCTATACTGACGATGGAGAAACAGTGTTTAATCAAAAAGATTTATCTTGTAGACTACAAACAGGAATTGAACAGAATTTAAGTAAAATTATGATTGAAAGTCAACCAATAGATTCAGGATCTTGCGTAGCAATAAGTTCCACATTAGAAGATCTGACTGAAGATATTAACCCGTCTACAATTAAAGATTCTGATATGGAAGGTAGAGGAGTTCCTTTTAAATTTTTGTTAGAAGATACAATAATTAGTCATATTAAAGAAACATTTGTTGAAGATGACAGTCCTTTAAATGAACCACCCCCAGAATGGACAATTGGAAAGTTTTATGATGAGTTAGATAATAGAAAAATGACGGTTGAAAGATTATCAGTTTTATTAAATATTGAAATAGACTATAATTATGGAGATTTTATAAATTTTGATGATAATAGAAATGAAAATATATTTATAGTAGGTAAGAAAGGTGTTTTATATAGAAATCCCGATAATTCTTGTTCTGGTGGTATATCAATCCCATTAGAAATATCAAAATATTTATATGATTCTGTAGAAAAATATAAAGATGTTGCGTATGACATTGAATTAGGATATAAAGATGATATATTAAAAAATTATATTTTTAATCATGATGAAATGTACAATTATAAGTTTATATGGTATATGATTGGTGCTGTATATTACGAAAAATATGGATTATCTTATTTGTTAGAAAAGAAACCAATGAATAAAGAAAATAAAATTACTAATAGCAAACTAAATTTAAATTTATTAAAAGGAACTTCAATAGTTTTTACTGGTGGGAAAGACAAAGAGTTACTAACATTATTTAATCAATATAATATTAAAATCGTAAATAGTGTTACTAAAAATACATCATTATTAATAGCAAAAGATAAAAATGAAAAAAGTACTAAAATTTTAAAAGCAAAAGAGTTAAAGATTCCTATTTATACATTAGAAGATGTTAAGGAACATTTACTTTAAATTTTATTTAAAAGGTATAGTTGTTATTTAGTATTAATGAATAATTATCAAGATTCAAAAAAACAGTCAACAATTAATTTAAATGAAGAATCTAATAAAAATATCATATTAGAAATTATTAATAGTAGAAAAAAAATTAAAAACAAGATTAAAAAATATCAAATAAAAATTACTGGTTTAGAATATAAATTAATTGAATTAGATAGACAAGAAAGTGACCTTAATCAGAAAGAAATTATAAATACAATTAATTTGAATGATCAACAAATGAAAATTGTTAAAAAGAATCAGGATACCATAGAAGAACAAAACATGTTAGTTTTAGCATGTCCTGGATCTGGAAAAACACATACACTAATTTCAAGGTATATTAATTTAGTTACTATTCAAGAAGTAGATCCTGAGAAAATTTTGTTAATTACATTTACAAAAAAAGCAGGTCAAGAAATGGAAAATAGAATTATTGATATTATACCAACAAAAATTCCATATTATGTAGGATCTTTACACGGTTTAGGATATAGAGTATTACAAAAATATGATAAGATTAATTATACAGTACTAGATGATAAAGATTCAAGAAGTTTAATAAAAGAAGTAGTTGATAATACGTTGAATGCTTCTAATTTTGAAGATGAAGATATTACTGTAATTAAATCTAAGATTATTATGATTATAGAACAAGCTTCTACTAGTTATCCTTTTAACATAACAGAAGTTGTTAAAAAACTAAATCTTAGTACCTATTTGAAAATTTTTAAAACAATTATTAAAAATTATCAAGATACCAAGAAAAAACAAAATTTGATTGATTTTAATGATCTAATGACAAGATTTGCAAAATTTCTAGATACTAAAAAGTCAGATGATTTTACTAGTAATATTGAATATTTATTTTTTGATGAATATCAGGATGTAAATCCTATTCAAAATCATATTTTAACTAAATTTAAACATTCTAAAAAAATGGTTGTTGGAGACGATGCTCAATCAATTTACAAATTTAGAGGTAGTGATGTAAAATTTATTAGACAATTTTCAAAAAACTTTTCGTCTGAACAATTATATTATTTGGAAACTAATTACAGATCAACTACACAAATTGTTAAATTTTGTCAAGATATTGTGAAAAAAAATCATAGTCAATACAATAAAAAAGTAAAATCGTTAGAAGATAAAAATGGTACGAGACCTCATATATTACAATTTAATGATAATTCAGATACAGAACAGTACAAGTGGATATGCAATGATATTAAAAAAAGACATAAATCTGGAGTACCATATGGAGATATGGTAATTTTAGCAAGAAAAAATTCACTACTAGATAAAATTGAAGTGCAATTATTATCAGCAAAAATTCCAGTATTGAAACATCTAGGAATATCTTTGTTGGATAAATCTCATATTAAAGATTTTATGGCATTTTTGACTATATTAGTAAATAATAAAAGTTCTATTCATTGGAAAAGGGTTTTATCATTACATCCGACAATTGGTATAATTAAAGCTAATACTATAATTGAATTTAAAGATGATATTTACGAAGGCTTAAAAATATTAGTAAGTCAACAAGAATTTTATAAAAGACATTTATCAAGATTAATAGAGCTACTTGATAATGTAAAAAAACAGACATTTGTTATGGAAAAAATTAAATTAATTATATCTTATTTACAGAATTTATGGAAAATGAATAAACAAAGTAATATTAAAGGAATGAAAAATTGGAATATCGAAGAAAAAATAGAAGATACAAAAATATTATTAAATTTTATGAATAATCAATCATCGTTGGAAGAATTTGTAAATAATCTTTATTTAAATCAAGAAGTAGATGCAAAATATGAAGATTCTTTATTTTTAACAACAGTCCATGGTTCTAAAGGGTTAGAATGGAAATATGTTTATATTATAGATATGGATAGTAAAAATTTTCCTGCTATTATGCCAAAGTTTTATTTAGATGAATTAGAAGAAATGGAAGAAGAAAGAAGATTATTTTACGTTGCTTCTTCGAGAGCTAAAGACCAACTAACTATAACTTATCATACAGATTTTCATCCTGAAAAAATGATAGTTCCGTCACCTCTTATCAAAGAATTAGATAGCAGTTTATTTATTCCTCACGGTGTTGAAGATTCAATACATTCAAATAATCCTTCAGTATTAAGAACTGGAATAGTATCAAGAGATGTTTCAAATTATTTTAGATTTAATGGTTTTTACGAAATAAGATCTGTTATCGATACATTAGAAGATAAGTTTAGAATAGATGGTATAAATACTCCATTTGAAATTCCTAATAATATGAATTCAAAAGGATACAAAACTATTATGGGAAACTTTTTTGATTATACAATTAGTAAGATATTGTTATGTAATTTTCCTGATAAAGTAGTAAAATTTGATTTAAATTTATTGAATAGATATCCAACTTTTAACAAATCTATATATCATAAATACATTGATCCAATGACAGATTGGAGAAATTCACTTGAAGATATTTTTTATATATCAAGTTATAAATATCCTAATGCAGATTTAGTAGAGTATTGGAAAGAATTTTTACTAAGTGAAAATATTTATTCTAGTCTAGTTTCTCTTGAAAAAGGTCTTGTAAATTATTTAGGAAAAGCAGGAATAAAGAAAATTTACACACATTATAATTTGAATTCTCATCATAATGATCATCATATTAAAGGAGAATTAGATATTTTAGTTGATGATCATTTAATAGAAATTAAATCATCAGCATATGAAACATGTACTTTAGGAAACTTGAGTCAATCTTTAGTGTATGGACATTTATTACAGACTAAAATAGTAGAAAATAATAAAATAGAAGAAGATTTATCAAGGTCTCAAGTTCAAGAATTTACAAAGATTAAAAAGATTTCAATTTATAATCCATTAATTGGTATAATGAATTCATTTGATACATCAAAATTTGATTTCAAGGGATTAGTTGATAAATTTTATCCACTTGAAGAATAAAATTATTTTATAGATGTTTTATCATATCAATATTTTCATAAAATCTTCTAATTAGATATGGTATCATTTTGTTATATGGTCCATATGGAATATAAACATGAATTGAATCATTATCATTATCATTAATTTGATTTAATTTATCATAATAGCTTTCTCTCATTCCTTGTAAATGTGCAAATTCAAAAATATTTATATTTTTATTTAACAAAACACCTAATTCAGAAGAAAATTTATTATGTGTTGCTAGTACTATTTTAGTTTTATCAGTATATTCTGAATTATATATATTTAACATTGCTTGATTATAAGAGTTATTCGTATCTATTTTTTTTGTAAATAAATTACCTCCTTTATATTCTGAATTCCAATATGCTCCTCTAACTAATTTGCATGAAAAATATTTATTATATTTTTTAAATAACTGTAAATCTTTATTAAAAGTTTCTAACGAGTCTAATCTATACATTTGATATGTTTTATATATAAAATTATTATTTGTATTATAATCAAATGTCAGTTGGTTTACCATTTCTTGGTATTTATTGTTATTATTATTATCTTCAGCATCAATAAATAACTTTGTTTCTTTTTCTAAACACAAGTCTGCAATATCTCTTGCTATTTTTAAATCAAAATTTATTGAAGATAATTTTAAAGCTATCGAAAAATTATTGTTTGGTAACGCTTTAATCAAATTTATATATTCTTTATAAATATATTTTGATTGGGTCGTTTCTTCAATTGCAAAATTAATAATTGGTTTTTTATTTTTTTTTAAATATTTATTACCAACATTAATTGCTTTTTTAAAGTTATTACCACCTAGATATCTAAGCATCTATTTTCATTTATATTTTAAATATAAATAAAAATAAATAAAAACTAAATTTAAATTAAACTTAGTCTAAACAAGTAGTTTTAAAAACAATACCAGTTACCAAATATGGATCACAATTAGAACTCGGTCTTCTATCTTCAAAATATCCTTTTCCATTTTTATAATTTTCATTTCCAATTCTTACTGATGCTCCTCTATTTGCAATACCATAAGTAAATTTATCAAAAGATGCTGTTTCATGTATTCCGGTCATTCTTTCTTCATTACCAGATCCATAAACTTCCATATGTTCATCGTGTTTTTGAGATAATTTAATAATAGCTTCATTAATAAATTCTATTCCTTTCTTATCACTAGTTCCTTCTCTCATATTTTTAGTACTATAATTTGTATGACAACCAGATCCATTCCAATCACCTTTTAATGGTTTTGGTTCTATATTTACTGAAACACCATGTTTCTCAGCTACTCTTTGTAGAATATATCTTGCCATTGACAAGTGATCACCTTCTTCAATCCCTAAACATGGTCCAATTTGATATTCCCATTGTCCAGGTGCAACTTCAGCATTAACACCAGAAATTTTTATTCCAGCATAAATACAAGCTTGTAAATGTTCTTCTACTATATCACGTCCAAATGCATTTTCTGATCCTGCACTACAATAGAATTGTCCTTGTGTCATTGTATGATCGTCAGCACAATTATGAAAATCTGAAATAAATCCAAGTGGATAACCAGTTTTTGGATCCATTAAAAAGTATTCTTGTTCTAATCCAAACCAAGGTTCTTCTTCTAACTTTTTATCAAATAATTTTTTTGCCCAAATACGATTATTATTTGACACAGGTTCATCATTTGGTGTGTATGTATCACATAGTACCATCTTATGATTACCTTTTCTAAATGGATCATTAAATAATGCTACTGGTTTTATTATAACTTCAGAATCTGTACCGTCTGCTTGAGAAGTAGAACTTCCATCAAAATTCCAATTTGATACATCATCAATATTATCTACTGTATTGTTTACAACTTTAGATTTGCATCGGAGTTCATTATTTCCTCCGATCCACACATACTCTATAACAGTATTAGTATTCATCTATATTAATATATAAATTATTTATTTATATACTTATATTTATATTTATATACTTATATTTAGAATCAATTTTGTTTATTCTAAATATGTATATTAAAATCTGTAGCTACTATCTGTAGTTTTAGCCCATTCAAATCTATTTATTTCAGTTTTACTAAATAATTTTTCTAAATTAATTTCAAACTTTTTTGAAAAAGCAATAACAATTCTTGGATCAATATAATTTAACTTTGATGTACCCAATGAAACATTTTTAGATGCTGATTTACTCGTCTTTTTTAATTTTAATAATTTAATTTTATTATTAATTTTATTTACTTTCTCTGATTTAGTTTCTTTTCCTGTACTTCTTCCTTTTTTGTCTTGTATTTTTCTTTTTTTCTTTTGCAATTCTTTTATTTTATCATCTATAACATTTATTTTTTTATCAATATCATTTGATACATTCTTTTGATGATTACATAATATAGCAACAGCTGAATTTGCTTGGTGAAACATTAATTGCAAATAATGAGTCTTTTCATTTTCATTTACAAATGCCATTTTTTCTAAATTTACTTTATCTAATTCTTTTTGAAATAAGTAAGATGCATTAAATGTTCTCCAAACTTTTGCTGTTAAACCTTTCATAAAATTTTCTAAATATTGATTCAAAGAATTTGCATTTATCAAGTCAAATAGTTTTTCTTTTTTTCTTATTCTATCACTAGATGAATGTGAGTCTTCTGTTGAATCTGTATCTGAATCTTCAGTTTCAGATTCTTCAGTTTCAGATTCAGACCCAGACTCATAATTTTTTTTAGAAAACATTTCTAGATTATTATAAACTATAGGTAATACTCTTACTTTTTTACAATATCTTATAGAATCTTTTGCAAGAAAGTCAAGCTTTACAACATTTTCAGAAAGTAAATTAATATGTTCAATTCTTAGTGAAGTAACACCAACTGTATCTGCCTCTTCTTTCTTATCTTTAGATCCTCCTACTCTTAATGCAAGTTTGTCAATGAAATATAAAGCTGTAGCTAATTGTTTTTTCTTAATATCTTTATTTTCAAGATCAGTTTCATAAGTCTTTCTAATTGAAGATATTTTTCTTTTTAGTTTTTTAGCAAGATCAAATTTTGATAAATCAGATTTAGATTTAAATATAGAATCCATTGATGTGAAAATATATTTTCTTTTTCCAGTAATCGAGTCTTTCCAACTAGCCAACCAAATTACACTTCTGTCATTTATTACTTTTCCCCATTTATTAAGTCTTTCATCACTAGTTGGATGAAAAGGTTTTGGTATTGGTGCAAGTTTATCAAGATTAATAGTAATATCATTTGGATATAATCTACTTTTAATTTTTCCACTTTTTGGATGTTTGCCTCTACCTAAATATATACCAGGTGGTTCTATTTTAAAATTACCGACTTTTTGTTGTCCTCCATCTATAATACAAGTTTTATAGGGTTCATCTAATTCATCATTTTTCTTTTTGATTCTTTCTTTTTCTTCTTTAGATAAATTTTTTAATTTTTCTGAATTACTTACAATATATTTTTTTATTAGAGTAAAATCAAAATCTTCTAGTTTATAACTTTTTAAATTTGGTGGTAAAATATTTTTAAAATCTGTAGAAAAATTTTTAACGAAAATTGAATTATCCATATATGGACTATCTATATATCTACTAAAAATTGTAGCATATTCTTCTACATCTGGAGTTAATTTTATTTTTACTCCATTTAGTATTAGCGGGATACCATGTGGTTCATAAGGTGGAGGAAACATAGGGCCATTATGTCTTAACACTGTCCATTGAGGTTTTCCTGATCCAATTAAATTGTACATTATTAACAACTTAGAAAATTAATTTTTCCTTTTTGTATTATATCCTAAATTATTAATAATAAATTCATTAATATTTTTACCTATAAAATTCATTGGTTTAACAATATCACAAAATAGAATAATACGTGTTTTATTAGTGTTATTAACAACCCAATGTTCAAAAGTATCGTCTAATAATATTCCTTCACCATCTTTCCAACTATATTTTATTTGATTTAATGATATATAACAATCATCTGAATTTGGAGTAATTAAACCCAAGTGATATCTTAAACATCCTTTATAAATACCACAATGTGGTAATATTTTAGCTCCAGGTAATAATACTGAAAACATGGCAACTTTTATATCTTTTAATGAATTGATAATTTTACATGTTTTTGGACATTTTTTTAATGCTAATTTATCAATATCGGAATGCCACTTTATATATAATTTAGTCCATTCTTTTTCTGATTGTACTATATCTTCAAAAAATTGATCTCCCTTTATAGAAGAAAATGATTTATAACATTTACTAACTTCATCTCTAAATATTTTCCAATTATTTGTTAATATTCTACTTGTTTTTAATATTTTATCATTATAGAATGGTTTGTTTCCTATAGTTGATGATTTTTCAAGTATATAATTAACAGGGGGTAATGTTACTATGATAGCTATTGATGATAATTTTATTCTTTTTTTTAATAAATATAAAAAATATAAAAAGTATAATTTTAATATTAATTCAATAATTTTTATTATTTCCATTAATAAAATATTTAAAATATTTTATTATTAACAATTTTTTTATAATTTA